TAAATATGAAGTATATCCATCCTTTAAATTATTGTCTTTATCTACAATTATTTGTGTTTCAAAATTTTGATTTTTCTTAAAATATTCTATTCTTTCTTTCATTTTTTCAATTCTTGGTTTTTGAAATTCTTTAGGTATTCTTATATCATTGATTCTCATTATTTTTACTTTATTTAATTTTTTTAAATCATCTGTTAATTCATTTATAATACCAAATTGCAAATTTATTAACTTGTCCGCTTCATATATAATTTTGTCTTTTTCTTGGATTAACTTATTATCAAAATATTCTATTAATGCAATATTTCCCCATAAAATTGCACATACTATATAAGTCAAATTTTTAAAACTTATAGAAATGACAACTTCATATACAATCATTATTAAACAAAGCATTATAGTTGCATTTCTCCATTTGTCACTTTTTATTTTTTCATTTTCTAATTTATTTTCTTTTTTTATATCTTCATTGCTACATCTGCAATTTCCGTCCATTGTTCTTACTATATTACATAAATCTTTTTCATTATATCTGTTTGCACATTTACTGCATATTTTCTTAACATATTCTTTATCATTCATTTCTATTTTCTCCCTTCTATTAGATCTTGTAAAACTTCTCTCTTAATATTTATGTCCATCAAATCCCAGCTTATATTGGCATCTGAATACTCTTCTCTTTCTTCAGCACTTATACTATTTTGTAGTTTCTGTTCTTTTTTGTTTAATTCTTCTATCTTATCTTTTATTTTTTGCTCTAGAATACAATGTTTCATCACGAAATCTAATTTATTATTATCTTGTATATGTAATTTTTTTAATGTTTCGTTCTCTTTTTCTAACCTTTGATTTTCTAATTCTTTTTTTATTGCATTATTTAAAGCTTCACAGTTTTGAGCAATACAACAACTTATCTTTGTTAATTCTGCAATTTTTTTATATTCTTTTAATTTTTCGTTCTCTTTTAGAATATTTCCATATTTATACAAAAATTCTTGATTTTCTGACTCTAGTCTTTCATTTTTTTCTTTTAATTCATTGTTTTCTAAACATATTGTTTCATAGTCACTTTTTTGATATCTTTTAATAAAATTTATCACTTGTCTTGTTGCTACTTTTAATGGATTAACTCTTCCTCCTATAAAAAATACGTTATCAAATATAACTTTTTCTAATATGTACGTCGCTGAATCTATATCTTCTCCCCTTAATATATTGTTTTTCGCTTGTTGAATTTTTTGTTCTTCTATACTATCTTCTTTCACTAAAAACACCTCCTAATTATTATTTATAATCTCATACCCTAGATTTCTTAATCTGTCACAAATTGGCTTGAATGTATTATCTGCTGCATCCCAACTTTGTATTTGTATAACTTTCCAAATTTCAATTTGATTAAATTTTTTATCCGTTATTCTATCTAATATTCTTTGTACTGCTCTTTCTTTATTATTTATAACTCTGTGATCAGGATAATCTTCATCTTCTTCTGAAAATATGTCTATATACAAATGTTGTAACTTTTTTATATCTTTTAATTCAATTTTTATATTACTTTTTTGTTTTACCATCCCAATACCTCACTATTTCATTTCTAATTGTATAAGTGTCTTCATTAATATTCTTTTTAATAATATTTTTAAATGCTTCTTTTGTTTTATCTGCAAGTTCATGGTTATATATTCTTTTAGGTAATAGAGCAAACATACACAATTCCAATAATCTATCATTTTCCTTTTCAATTGCACTTTTAATTTTAGGTAAACACAATTTTTCTCTTGCTTGATTTGGCGTTATCTTATTTTCATTCAAATCTTCAACTATTGAATCTATTTCATTATTAGGCATTTTAAATTTTCTATGTGACATACAATAAATACTCCCATAATCTGCTGCTGCTATACAACTTTGATTATTCAAACATTTGTAACATTCTTCTCTTAATTCACTCATATAATTTCTTTTCCTTTCTTATTTTCTTTACTGCATTAGTCCAGCATTTGGTACAGCCTATACTTTCATAATTGCAAATATCTTCTTCTTTTTTCTTATCTATTATCTCTGATTTAAATATATCTGATGGACACATATTTATTCCACCATAACTGAATATTTGATGACATCCTTCTTCTGTAGCATTTTCTATTATTATTTTCATTATTTCTTTATATGTAATATCTTCATCCTCTTTTTCTTCCATAACAACTTTCTTTTTTCCATTCATATCATAAACATTGCTCATTTTTATTTGCACCTTCTTTTATTTATTCATTCTTCATTATCTTTTGACACTTGCAATATGCACATAATTGTAATTCCTATAAATGTACCTATAAATAATCCTACTAAAAACTCAATCATTTGCTTTCCTCTTTCTTTTTCATTTTACTAATTTTTAAATCTTCTAGAACTCTTGTTTTATATATTCTAGTTTCCCAATTTTCTTTTAAA